AGTATGTAATTGACCTGCTATAGCAACGTACGCAGTGAGGTCGATGTAAGTGTCTGACTTTGCAGTCTCCATGCTTCTTGCGATTTTGACCAATGCCATACACATCGCCACCTGATAATCTGTAACTGGCATTTCGAGGTATGAGCTCCAAAGTGCGGCTGTGCGCTGCATATTGTCGCTAGGGTGACCGTAATCAAGTCCTCGGTCTTGGATAGTAGCTCTCGCTTCGTTGAGATAGTCTCTAGCATTCATCGACCCACCTGCTGTAGCTGACGCTGTGACTTGCGTAGGGCAATACGCCCTGCAATCTTGCCGTGTTCGTGTCCCTTGGAATAGCCAAGGAGATAACCAGTAAATATTCCGACCAATCCCATCAGGATAAGTGCATGATCTGTGTTCATGTGAGCCCTTCTGTACCCGTATTTCGTGTACGGCAGAAGTATTACATCAGGCGAAGCTGACAGAAGCCAAACTTGTATAACGAAACGGTAACGATTTCATCAATTGTCTCGTCTCCGAAATCTGGCCTAGCGAACCCTTCCATAGACCTTCCCTTGGACAATGAACGTGCCGTTCTTCTCGATGTGGATAATGTCCACTTGAACGTTGCTTCCTTTGACATACATAATGGCAAAGGCTTGCTGCCAATTAGCCGTTCCCTTGACGTATCCAGCCTGTCTAAAGTCCATGAGATTACCTACCTCAACACCATGTAGAACACGCCCTATACGGCCTCCAGAGGCTTCTGTGAAGGCGCTACGCCCTGCCCTATGGGTATGACCAGAGATGACGTTCTTGCCATGCCTACGGGCTGCTTCAAGGGCTGAGAGACCGCCTAGTTGCTTAATGGGCGTATGGTCGCCATGGACTGCAATCCAGTTGGGAGCAATCGCCATTGGGTTCTTGTGGAAGGTTATGCCCAGTTCGTCAAACTTCATGAACTTCTCAAAGCGCAGCTCTGGCAAGGACAAGAAGCTAGGAATCTTCTTCATGATTATGTTGTAAAGACGGTCTGTATGGTTAGATCGTATGCAGTCTGTAACGCCCAGTTCCCAGAGAAGCTGCACGCACTGGTCTCGGTCATCGCCAAGAGTCTGCTCGTAGGCTTGAGGCGTACCCTCAGACCATTTGCTTATAGTCTGAAAGTCAATCTCGTCACCTATGGTAACTGTCTGGTCTGGCTTAAAGGTCTTGAGGAATCGTGCAATGTTCTGAGTTACATGTATATCCTCGTAAGGCACTTGCAAGTCGCTCAGGATTACGATTTTCTTCATCAGTCCTCGTCATCGTCCTCGTAGGGATTACCCGATATTTTCTCGATGGGCTTGACAGGCAGAATCCAATCAGGATAAGACTCACGATCTAAGAGAAGCCAGAAAGCCATATCAGTAGAGAAGCCAGCCTTGCGAAGACTGGTGTAATAAACGTGCAAAGCAATGCAGTATTGGTCTAGAGCTGAGTAAGCATCTAGGTCAATGACCTTCTTAGTTCTTGCCATGAGATAAGTGTCACTTACCTAACATCTCGATGATTGTATCGACACGCACTTCAAGGCGATTGACCTGATCCTTAATGCTAGAGCCGCCGTTAGGCTTAAGCTCTGTCAGATAATGCTTAATCATGAACTGCGTGTATGAAGCCATACCACCAAGAACAGCGATAACACCCACAGCCCAAGCAGCAAGGTCTACCGCGCTCATTTTTTAGGAGTGGCGTATCCAAAGACACCTGCAACAAGTGAACCAAGGATTGCACGATAGTCCAGAGCGAAGTTAGAGGTTGTACCCCATACTGCTAGGAACGCTCCTACTGACATTACATAAGGGTTTTTCATATTCATGCTGTTCCGCCTATCATGGGTACATTAAAGAACGAGCCATCTGCATCGCCCTTCTTGGTAAAGCTAATATGGCAATGATGATTGTGCTTATTAATCCCAGTGTAAGTACGCCAAGCCCAAGCCTTCTTAGACGATGCGATTCTGCCATCGAAGATAATGTAACTAATTCTTTTATCGCCACGTTTTGCACAGAGTCGTAATTGATCCGCAAGGTCAGGCATGCGGTCTGGCTTTGCTTTGCCAGATAAATCCCTGTCAATATCAATGGCTCGGACGATACCTTCTGCATCAGGATTGTGGTCAGAAGGACGTGCTTGATGACGAGTGTCGCCAATCCAGCCGTCTGAGGTGCGATCTCTATCTGGGTAACAATCATCAAACTGCTCCCTAAGCTGTTGTCCTGCTTTGCATAAGATTGGCTTCACAGCTTGCACACTCCCATCGTTTTTCAGAATTAAGTGTCAAGTCTGCATGGTCGCATTGAGCAGGAGCGATGAAAGCATCATCGATTGGATCGTAAGAATAACCAATTCCTGCGTAGTTAAATCTTATGCGTCCATTATACGAAGTGCGCACACAGCGTTGTCCTCGAAATTTGCCGTACCAATCTTCCGGCGTTTTGCCTTCAATTAGTTCTGATTCATCAATTCCAACAATGACTTCTGTGACAATGTTTGAGTCATCTAAAAATGCGTAGTGTGCCATTATGAGAAACTCACCGTTCCTGTTCCTGCTGTAAAACGCTTGTAAGAATATGAACCATCTGTACCAGTTGCATCAGCGGTAAGACCGCCACCAACTGTGATAGTTCCAAGAGATGTAAGCCATTTAATAATAACTACACCTGCGCCACCGTTGCCAGCCTTGTTGCTTCCAGTTGAATCCCAACCAGAACCACCACCACCGCCGCCTTTATTTGAGTCTCCGTTGGTTGCCGCTGCTGGTGAGTTAGAACCTGATCCACGACCACCATTACCGCCACCGCCAGTGCCGCCAGTTCCTCCAGCAACTCCTGAACCAGTAATATAAGTACCACCGCCACCACCACCTGCATAAGCAACTGATGAACCAGTTATGGTTGATGTGTAACCTGCTCCGCCGTTACCTGCTGCGCTGGCATTTGTTGGTGTACCGCCAACTGCGCTAGCACCACCACCACCGCCGCCCATACGATTTGTTCCATCAGTCCAAGAAGTACCACCAGTGTTTCCTTGTGATGGAGATGTTGATGGAGTATTTCCTGCGCCACCAGCAGCGCCGTTAGCACCGCCACCGCCACCAGAACCGCCAGTTGCGCCAGCAGCGCCACCGCCGCCTTCTCCGCCGCCTCGTCCGCCACCAGTAGAAGTAATGGTTGAAAATACAGAATCAGAACCAGAGGTTGCAACACCAGAGTTTCCACCAGAACCACCAGCGCCTACCGTTACTGTAAAGTTAGTTGCTGTAGCAAAAGTAATTGTGTTAGCACTGTAACGACAACCGCCGCCTCCACCGCCGCCTCCACCGTTATTTGAAGCGCCTCCACCACCACCTGCTACGACTAAATATTCAATATATGAAACTGGTGGTGCTGGTGTGTTAAATAACCCTGCTGTAATTGCGCCAATCATTAAGCAATAGCTCCTGCGACATACCATGTATCTGTAGCAGTCTTAATGCAAACTGCTGTTTTGTATTGAGCCAAAGTTGGAGAAGCTGCTGTTGTTCCAGCCGATAGCACAGTTGTTGTACCGCTTGTTGTAGCCGATATAGTTACTGTTCCAGCGCCTTTATTGAGAATTGTGATTGCTGTGCCTACTGGGAACGCTACTGAGGCGTTTGTAGGAATCTTAAAGGCTACTCCTGTTGCCTTGTTCATAGGGACTAGGACTTGGTACTGATCCGCTAAGACTGCTGTGTAGTCTGCCGTTGCGTCACTATTGACAGTAAAAGTCACTAGACCATTTACGGTAGCGGCAGTAAAAATATCGCCTGTTGCTGATGGTAGTCCTGATGCCATTATATCTCCTAGTAACCCAATGTATTAGTGCCGATTATACCGTAATACGAGCTTCCAACGATGAAGCCATCGGCTATTGGCTCAAGCGTTGTAATATTGACGGTCATCTTGTTTGGCGTGATTGACCAATTAACGCCTTGAAATTGCAGGTTTTTGACAATAGTCGAGCCGTCTGGCTGAATATTAGTAATGAGCAAATTGCTAAAGTAATCAAGTCCAAGCATTGTGTCAGTTGGGACTGCTGGGTCTAGTAGATCAACTGTCATCTCGTCAATGCGGATAGTTGTCTCTTGACGGGTAGCAATGTATTCCTTGGCAATCTCAGAGACAATGGTATCTGTCTCAGCTACAAGGTCTGTTTGTGTGACTGAGTGAGGGAAGTATTTATCAACTGAGGTCTGATTAGTAACAACCTGAACTGTGCCGCCTACGCGTCCTAGGTTGGCTTGGTTAATGATGAGCTTGTCATCGAAGGCATACTTAAGATTCTTGTAAGGAATCCCACCAGTTTGATTAAAAGCTGTAGGGGCAGTAGCTAGAGAAGCCATGACCTGCGCTCTGGACTTAAAGACGGCTGTGCCTGAGGTATCCATATAGAACGCGCCTGTCTCAGAAAACTCTGCGTTCTTGATGGCTTGAAGACTTGTGCGGTTAGTTGCAGGATCAGCAATACAGGTATTAGCACCTGCCGCTACTGTGCGCATTGAGGTAGGGAATGAGACTTGATTAAGTATCTTGCCTATGCGTG